TCTATATTTATTTGTAATTTGATGTAGTACATCAACATACTTTAAATCTTTTGAAGTATAAAATAAATTATCATACTCCCTATCAATACATTGTTGTATAGCAGCCCAACCAATGTTGTTATTTTCAACTACTAATAATGCATTATTATATTCAGTAGCTATATTAACCAACATATTACCATAATCTTTAGTAGACATTTTACCTTTATATTCTGCTACTTGTTCCATACTTTCAATTTCAATCACATGAAACGCAGAATAATCTGTTCCATCACCTCTACTAACATCAGCACATACTATATAATCTTTTGTATAATTGGGTGGTTGCCATATCCATATATTAGAATCTACACCCCTTCTTTCAATAGGATCTTTAATTTGATTCACTCGATATTCTTCTAAAATTATACCATCAACTACAGTTCTACCAGAAGTAATAAAATCACAATCACATTCTTGTGCTGCCATTGAAGGACCAAGTAAGGCATTTTGCTTTTCTCTCCACTCTTTATCTCTCTCTGGATGCAATGTCCAATGTAACCTTATAAAATTAAAATCATTCAACCCATCTTCAGCATCCATCCAAGTTTTATGAAACCAATTACCAACACCATTTGGTGTAGATAGTGCTAAACATTGACCTCCCGTTGCTAGTGTTTGTTGTGCTGATGCCCATATACCATCAATCTTATCAATAAAAGCAGCCTCATCAAGTATTAACAATGATAATGCTTCAGAACGACCGGCTTCCTCTTTACTTGATATAGCTTTTACTTGAGAACCATTAGCATACCTCAAACTTAATTTGTTATCTTCAACACAAGTTTGTTTTAACCAAGATGGTAAATTAGCATGCATCACTCTCACTTTTGTTACTAAATTCTTTGCAGTATCTTGTTTAGTAGCAATCACCAAAATATTTTTATCATTCCCAAAAGTCATCATCCATAATGCATATCCTGCAGTCAATGTAGAAATACCAAGTTGCCTAGCTTTTAATATGATATTATAATCATTATCAACTAAATCAGCTAAAGTTTTCTCTTGAAAATCATATAATGCAAAAGGAATTTTACCTTTAATTGGATGTTGAATCATGGCATACTTTTTTAAAAAGTAAACAGGATCTTTTGCACATTTTGCATATTCCTTTTTAATTGCTTCTTTTATCTTTTTAGCTTCCATTATTTTATATTCCCTACAATATATGAACTCAAACTAACTGTTGCAAATCCATAAGCATACCATAAATATTTACTCTCATACCATTTTGGTTTAACTAAACTAACTTGCTTTTCATACATTTTTTCTCTCCCTTTCAAAATATCAATTTGCTTTTTCTGAAAATCTATTAACATAGAATCTATGTGTGATTGATTTTCATATTTAGCAACTAATTCTTTAAAAGTTTCTATCTGCTCTGCTTGAGAACTATTAGTACTTTCAAGTCCCTTCATCTTATTAGCAAGTTTTATAATTTGTTCTTGAGTATAAGTTTTAGTACCACTTTGTTCCTGAGCAAATAAAAGCCCAAACATTACAAATATTAATACCCATCTCATTATAATTCAAAAGTTCCAATTATCTCAATAAAGTTACGGTTGTACCGCCAGTATTTACTACCTTTTTTAATGAAATTGGATATAATTGTCCTGTTACTAATCCAGCACTAATTGTTCCTGTTCCATTAACTGGGGTTAAAGTATATCCAGTTCCAGCATTAACTATAAATGCTGTACTAATATTTGAACCCGTAGCTTCAAAGGTTGTACTTGCTCCTACCGCCTGCACCATTTCTCCATATGAATTTTGAGTAGTATCAATTGCTTTAGTTCTACCTACAAAACCAAAATTTATTTTATCTACAGATCCAGATGCATCTGCGGATTGGTTTATTTCTGCCATTTAATTTCTCCCATTAAATTAATTCGTGAATTTTTTTAAATATTCAACTGCTTTATCACCATCATTATCACCAAAAGCTTTTTCCATTTTTTTAGTATTTTTCTGGCTAATCGTAAGCTTTCTTTTTAAACTTGTTATATCTTTTTTATTTTTTTTCTTATCTTTTTCAAGTTCTTTGATATTAGAAGCTACCACCTTTTCTGCTTTTTTTGATTTACTAATAGCTTTTTTGAGTTGCTTAACTTCTTTACTCTTTTTAGCTCCAAAAATTGCACCAGCCGCAACTACAAAAACTCCAAAAATAGACATAAATACTTTTTTTAAACTCATAAATCTCTCCAGTTGTACGTTAATAAATATTAACTTAAAGTTTTTCTTTCATTTTCTTTATATCCTTAAGCGCTTCATTCGCTATTTTTTTCAATGCTTTTTTATCCATATTCCACTTTTCTTCATCTATAACATTCGGAATATCAGGATTAACTTGGTATGTGTATGAAGGTGCTTCTTCTTCAATCCATTCTTCAATACTACTTTCCATATCAGTAAGATAAGATTTTTGATTTGATTTAACTTTATTCTTTGCCCATTCATCATATGTACCTTCAATTCTCATCTTATTTTCTACCTCTATTTGACAATCAAAACAATGACCATAAAGATACCACATTTTATTGTCTAATCTTTTTTTCATCACTTTTTCACAAGAGGAACAAAACCAAGGCATTCTAGCTTCTTTTGTTGCTTCAAACTTTTCATCAATTCTTTTTTGTTCTTCTTCTCTTTTAAGTTTCTGTTCTTCCTTAAAATCTTTATCTTCCATTGACATAAAAATTCGTTTTTCTGGAGCTTCACCTTTTAAAATACTCTTTAAAGCTTTATTCTGTCTTTCTGTTTCTCTACTATATCCCATTACAATTCTTCCTAAAAATTTAATAACCCTAAAATTTGATTTACAGGTGCAAATGCTCCTGTAAATTTATATGTTTTACCTTTATACTTAAAAACTATTCCCTCTGACGGTACGATTGACGATAATCCACCTATTGCTTCTAATTTTTCAAGTTGTTGTTTTAAAGTTTGTATCTTTTTAACATCCCCACCTTTTCTTATTTTACTTATTGCTGCAATTATATCTTTTCGTATCTTTTGCACTGCTTTTTGTGGTGATGCCGCTAAATATCCACCAATGTTTTTTAAAATCTCAGCTCCTACATCAAAAAATAATACTTCAAATGGTTTCATATTGTCTTTTACCCATTTTTGATGATCATTTTTATCAAAAGATAATACCCATTCTAAAAACTTAGGATGTTTTTTCAAATCTCTTTTTATATCATTTACCTTATAACTTTTATCAAAGAATGCCCAACGTTTAGTTAAGTTAACTAAAACTTTATTTGAGATTCTTGTTTTATGCTGTTTCGAAGCATTATAAATAAACTCTTCCCAAAATGACTGATGATATTTAGATAAAGTATCGTTATCTTTAAGTTTATACTGACTTTGTAACTTTTTTAATCTACTTAAATATGTACTTTTCTTTTTACCAAAATCTTGTACTTTAGGTACTGTTAAAAATTGAGGTTTACCTATTGAATAATGTTTTTGTACATTTTGATTAACCTGTTTAATCATTCCTGCTAATATACGAGCACTATCTTTAGGTTGTCCTATTGCTGTACCACTTTCATCATATTCTAATGTACCATGAAATACTATTTGTGCTTTATCATAATCTATAACATTTGCAGAGCGTGGATACATAACCTCTAAATTCATCCATCTTTTACCATTTCCAAAAACTTTTTCTTTTTGTTTATCAGATAAAGAACCTACTGATTTATTTAAATCTTTCATCGCAAAAACAAAAGCATCTCTTATATCACCTCTACCTGCAAACTTGGAAGCAACACCTTTTATATCCATCGCTGTTGAACCGAAGTTTTTAAGTTGTCCTTTGTTTCTTGCTGTAACTAATTTTCCATTTACCCAAGAAATCATTAAGTTTTGACCGTCAAGTTTCTCTGTAACTCCATCTTCTCGATTTAATTTACCACCCAAACCATTAATAATTATCTGTTTTAAATCCGAAAATGTAATATTTTTATCATCAAAGGGATGATTCATATGACCATAAGCTCCACCCATTAATAGTAACTCCTTTCCATTATAAGGTTTATTTGAAACTAACAGATTTACATATTCTGTTAAATCTAATCTTTCTTTCATTGACATCTTTTTATCGTAAGCATCACTCTTCATTTGAATAATATCACCAATAAATGGTGATCTTCTTAAAGCTTTAAATGCCAAATTCTCTACTGAAAACTCCCCACCTTTTGCAAGACCAGAACTTCTCATTCTTTTTAATTTTTCTTGAATCTTTTCTACCATTTCAACTACTTCATCATACTTCTTTTCTTTCATCAATTTTTGTAGTACTGGTATTGAACCTAAATAACCTTCAGCTTTTGAACGAATATCATCTAAGTCAATTTGTAATTCTTTTTTCTTTGGTACTACTATCCACTTATCCTTTAATATAGAATATAATCCAGAAGCTACGTGTACATCACCTAAATTTTCAACATAAACTTCTACTGGAAATCCATAGATAGTAATATCATGTTTGTTGTTCCAAATTGTTTTCTTTGCCAATACATAATTCTTTACAAAATTTTCATCATCATCTATTTGTTTAAAATCAAGTCTTAAATGCAAATCAACATCTGAAAACTTTGACCAATTATAATTTGAAATACTACCTGTTAGAGTAATATCCTTTAATTTTACGTTTGGTTCTAATTCTAAATCTTTAAA